ACCGATTACACGATGGAAAAAGTACCAACAAACGTTGCGAAGATTACACGAAGTCAGAATGAACGAACAGATTACACGATGGAGAATGTACCAACAAACGTTGCGAAGATTATACGAAGTCAGAATTAACGAACCGATTACACGATGGAAAAAGTACCAACAAACTTTGCGAAGGTTACACGAAGTCAGAATTAACGAACCGATTATACGATGGAAAACGTACCAAGATAAAATACGATCGCTACATGATGCGTTCCAGAAAAATTGTATGGAATGTGGTTGTCGTGGGGTAAAAATCAACCTTGACAATTATATTTTGCTGTGTTCTACAAATTGTTATCAAACAAGACTAAATAGAATCGATCACTCAAGCAACATCGGTATTGGTTTTCGTAATTAAATTTCATGTAAGCATTGTAACAGTTGTTTTTTAGTTTTTTCACGTGTTCACGGGGCTACAAATTGTTGAGGGCATGTCAAGTTAATATGTTGGGTTTTATAAAATCAAGTGTTCAGTGGTAATATAAATCTATTTTTTTCAATAAGCTCGCTTTGTTCAAGTAGGTCCCGTTTTTTGTTAATTTGATTCCTTTGGATTTGGCGTACATTCTTAATTCAGTCAAATTCTTGTGTTTGTAACAACGAACGATTTTGTTACGTTTCAAACCTCTTGTATGGTAAACGGATTTCGTGCAAATCGCGTACGCCCCTTTGGGGCGCGCGCCCCTTAATTTATTCAGACAACTACAATATTTCTTTTCTATGTAAGACATTATATAATAATAATAATTATATTTTTTAATTCATGAATATAATGAATATATCCGATGAAACCGATTATGAAAACAAAAACATGGCGGTCTGTTTCTCGATGACATTGTACTCCATATTATCCATTGACAAAGCCTTGCGGACGGTAAAGATTAATTTTGTAATGGATTTCAAATACAATATAAACGACTATGTCCGTAATTTGGGATACACATTACCACCCGACCCGTGCGCACAGGACTTTCAGATTCCGTGGACTATCCCAAATACAATAAGTATAGAACGGGGGATCGAGACCCATTACTTCAAACAAAACTGTTATGGGTGTTCAGTGTACAAACAAGGGGACAGAATAATAAACGGGTTAATCACGGGATCGAATGTAATTAAGTGTGAATCGTACACAATGATAACAGAGTCGACGTATTATACCCAAGAGATGCACGCGCCATTCGATACAATATTTATCATTGTAAAGATAATCACCACGGGACAACCTGGAACGGAGTACATGTCCATTTTGGAAGACACAGATGATAGTAATTTTCAAGGGTATCGAACCATTGGTGGAAGTTACAAACCGTTGTGGAACGACATAAAAGATAATGTCATCGTAAAAAAGGTGTCGGTTAAATACGATGAAATTACAGACGTGACCTATCCGAGAATCTATGTAATATTACCATTCAAGCATGAATGGAGGTCCGATGTGGTGAAATATTACGCGATACCCTGTGTGATGTACATGTTGTTAATATTTATCAAAATCACAGAAAAGAACGACCTGATCGGCATATCGTCGTCTTTGGTGCTCGCGAACATCGCGTTGTTGTTCACCATGGAAAAAGCGAGTGTGATAACGTTCAAGGAACAAATTGTAATAGTTCAAATCTTTTACATACTTGGGTCCACGTTAATTTTGTTATCGCTCACACTGAACACCCTGATTACGCGAATCGTTCTTGGTTCGTGTAATTTTATGACAACATGCATTTGTTTTGGGACACACTATTACATTTCCCGTTGCGCGTCGAAAGCGATTCGAAGCGAGTTGGACAACAATGATTTTAGCAGTTTACACACAATGTAAAAAGCGCGATTTCCCCATTTGAAGAATTAATTTGAATTAGATATAATAATTTGATGAACCACACGTAAGTGTTTCGTAAAATGTGTAAATTGTAGATTGCAAATTGCGCATGTGAATAATTTTGATTCCGGGGGCGGTGGAATTGATAATGATTGTTTTTTTGTGACTATAAATAAGTTTGTATCAATCATGGTATTCTTAAATTTTTTAACATAAACCAAATGAAAAACAAAGTGAATATAACGGTGTGCAAAATGTAGGAAACTATTTCGCTGATGATTTCCGCTTTGAAATCCTGATAACAAATGTAAGTGAATATGTCTGTCTGATTACCACACTGTTTGAAGTCGTGTAACAGAAATTCGGATAAATGGTCCATTTTGATTAAAACAATTAGGTTCTTTAAGTAAAACTTAATATTTACACATAATTGGGCTTTAATATTTGCGTTATGAATGTCAAAAACTATGGAATGAGTTAATTAAAATATAATCTAATAGCTGAAATAGAAGACGATGAGTATAATTAAATTAAGGATAATACATATATTTATAAAATAAATGAATATTATCCGAAACTTACCTTTATTGAATGCGCCTATAGTAAAGGGTTCCGAAGAGTCGCGCGCTCGCAGCGTAATTCCGTCCAAACCTGTGTATCAAAAAGACGGTTTGAGCTCGTTTGTGAACGACATCCGGTCGGACAAGGTGTCCGACGTGCTAGTGAAGTCGTCGAATCAGTCTGTGTACTACATGAACGATGACGGAAGTTTTCATGTGACGAAATATATCGAGAACAATGCGTTGTGGAGAATCATGCTTGAGAGCCACGCCAACGTGATGGTGGACCCCGACGAAGGGTTTGGTGTTCAGAACGTGTTCTCGATTGTGTTCATGACCTTCTTATTTGTCTCTTTATTCAGACTTGTCACCGGTAAATCGAGTAACAGTCCAATAAATCTGAACAATAAACTGAAAATAGAGATCAATATTACGACTCGATTTTCGGACGTGCAAGGCATCGACGAAGCGAGGAACGAACTGGAACAAATCGTTGGCTTTCTGCGTGCCCCCGATAAGTACACCCAGTCGGGGGCACGAATTCCTAAGGGCGCCATATTGATTGGAAGTCCCGGTACAGGGAAGACGCTCTTGGCGCGTGCGATTGCGGGAGAATCGTCGGTTCCCTTCATTCAGATAAGCGGGTCGTCGTTTGTGGAGCTGTTTGTGGGGATGGGGGCGAAGCGTGTTCGCGACCTTTTTGCGGAAGCCAGGAAGGTACAGCCTTGCATAATATTTATCGACGAGATTGACGCAATTGGTAAACAACGCTCTTCCGGCGGCTTTGCGTCGAACGACGAACGCGAGCAGACCGTCAATCAGCTGCTGACCGAAATGGACGGGTTCAACAACGACTCAAAGATAGTGGTCATTGCGGCAACGAATCGCGTGGACATTTTAGACAAGGCCCTGTTGAGACCGGGACGATTTGATCGAAAAATCAACGTGCGTCTTCCCGAAATCAAAGGAAGAGCGGCGATTTTAACGGTCCATTCAAAGAACAAGAAGTTTGACAAGTCAGTAAAATTGTCGGATATCGCCAAACAAACCACCGGATTTTCCGGTGCCGATTTGGAAAATCTAATGAACGAATGCGCCATCAAAGCGGTGAACGAAAATGGCGGCGTCATCACAAACGATATCGTGGAACAGACCTACTCTCGCATTGTGATTGGAGAGAAGAGAAACAGGATACTGGCGCCGCAAACGAAACGGCGAATTGCGTGTCATGAGGCGGGGCACGCTATCGTGGGTGTGTTGATGCCCGATTACGAACTGGTGCGAAAGGTGAGTATAGTTCCCCGAGGCGAAACTGGAGGGGTAACCTTTTTTCAACCCCGAAGCGACGACATGAAGATGTACACACGTGAGTATCTGTTGTCTCAAATCAAGGTGGCCCTTGCCGGACATGCAGCAGAGGAACTCTTCTTCAATAAGAACAACGTGTCTACCGGCGCGAGCGGCGATTTCACGCAAGTGTATTCTGTGGCAAAGGAGATGATTACCACCTTCGGGTTTGGAAACATTGGGAAAATTAACGTGAACCCGAACGATATGTCGGCCGACATGTCAAACGCGGTGGACAAGGAGATACAAGAAATGGTGGAAAATTGCTATTCCCAAACAATTGAGCTTCTGACCCAACATCGATTGAAATTGTCCTCACTGACCGATAAGTTGATTGAAGAGGAAATTGTGGACGGCCAATACGTGTACGACATGTTCCGCTAAAAAACTTTGTCTTCGTGATTCAATATCATCAAATCTTTTAGATAGTCGTACTTGCCGTTGAAAGCGGTTTCTTCCACCAATCGAATACTGAATGCGGCGTGCCTGCCAACGGTAGCAGAGGGATCGTTATCGATCTGCCATAACACGCTTGATTTATTGTCCAATCGAGAAATAAATGTTCCGTTACAAGATTTTAACTTACCATCCACCGAATTTCGGAAGAGTTGACTCAATGTTCTATTTTTGCTCCAATAGACATGTTTTCGGTTCGAATGCACCGACAAATACAATCCGTCTTGAATTCGACGGATAAAAAACGAACTGTTCCATTTACTTAAATTCAAATCGTCCCCAAATATAGTGTACAACTCTTCAATGAGAGACTCGTCCGATTCCACGTTAATGTACTCGACCAGTACCCCCATAGAATCGTCCGCACAAGAGGAAAGCTGTAAATCGATAGGAATCATTTTTTTATGCTTTGTACTGTTTGATCTTTAAGTTGATATTTTTTATAAATCTAGATTATATACAAATGAACAACAATAATGTTATATTAAAAATCTTTTTAATTTTATTAATTTTTACAGTTGCTGGTGCAATTTATTGGTTTGAGATTAAAGACGATAATGCCAGTGATAATGACAGTGATAATGACAGTGATAACGACAGTGATAATGACAGTGATAATGACAGTGATAATGACAGTGATAATGACAGTAACATAATCACATTAACTGAAGAGGAACAATACCCGAATATACCAGGATTTACGAAAACAACCGGAAAATATCATTCAGCCAACAGAAGAAGGGACGATCTTCAAACTGAGAACATAGACATCGCAATTACAAATGGAACAAATGCGTGTAACACAGATAATACATGTAAATCATTTTTCATTATACCCTTGTATCGGATATTTACATCTACTTTTGATACAACCGACTCAACAAACGAAAATGCAATATTTTACACAAAGACAACGTCTGGAACGTATACGAAAACAACCGGAAAATTTCATTCAGCCAACAGAAGAAGGGACGATCTTCAAACTGAGAACATAGACATCGCAATTACAAAT